TTGATTAATAAATTCAAACAAAAGCACGTTGTCCACGCCTTTGTTTATGGTCAGTTGTTTTGCGTACACAGGATCGTACCTATAAGTAAAAGTTTCCCCCGCGCCTGTATCCATGAGTAACACTCGCGTGAGCTGTTGATAGATATAAACCTGGGTAGAGTACATACAGAGTATTTAGCCGGTTTAGAACAGGGTCACAGAATGGTCTGGTAAATATCCGTAGATATGAACACAGATTTTTTTGAAAAACTAGCGGAAAAATACCCATTTATAACCCTGTGCGTGTATGCCACTGTGGAATACGTGGGCATCATACAAAATCAAGATGATGCTATAACTACCATCTATGATTTTGGTGCTATACAAGACTTGGAAATCAAGCGCCAATTCCTGGAGATGGCCAATGTTTGGTGGTGGGAATCAAATCGCAGTGTGCCCATTAACATATTCCTCAAAGACGATTGGGACCAATTTAAACCTTATCTGCGTACTTTTATCAACAAAGATCTAGAAGTACTGCACGGCCCTGTTTGTAGTCTCAGCGAAATGGGTCGCAAAAAAAGCAAACGAAAATCAATTACACTTGTTCGACGGGTTGACTAAGCAAGTTCATGTGTAACGACACCAAGGCCGCGTAGCCAATGGCATGAGCATGTTTAAATACGAATCCTTTAGAATCGTCGCCGTCCCAAACTGATTCAAATACTTCGGCCCAGGGCCGGTTTTGTAAGTGTGCTTTGCCAGGTCTAATGATACTGATAAATGCCGCCATCCTAGGTATACTATCAGGCCGCATGGTCTCAAGTAAAGCGGTATAATTCCCCACGTGTACCAATTGTTTTGCCCACTCCGAGTCAGTCCATAAACGTGACCAATCGGGTTCTCGATCTAGCATTTGTTTGTAATGTTCTGGCGTTTTAATCAATTGATACACGCTCATGTTCAACAAGTCAATTTTAAAATATCCTAGTTGTTCTGCTTGCTCATAGTCAATTGCGGCACACGCATTAACAGGATCATAGGGAATATCTGTAATATATACTCCACTATTGTGTCGTCGTACTTGTCCTTGATGCAGTTGCATAGCAGGTGTGGCTTGAATTAATTTTAACAGTTGATCTCTATCAGCTAAATCTAAATCAATATCTGCGCTCATTACCAACCTGCCTTTGTTAATATATCTCGAGCATACTCTTGGTCTGCTGGATAGTCTCGAAATTTCTTCATCCAAAAGTCTGCATCTATGTAGGGCCATACCATGGCTACCTGTGTGGCATTTAATTCTGCCAGGAACTTTTGGCCGGCTTCACTATTATAAATGATCCAGGGACTGATCCTGCCTGCGGTTACAGCATAGACCATAGCGTTGGTATTGCCATAGCGTAGGCAATCCTCTGCAGGGTGTCCATTTTTTTCACTCCAGTCTATACCAAACTCCATGGCACGGGCCAAGGCATCGTTGACATTTTCTACCCGCAGATAGTCGGTGAGATATTCTGTGTATACACTGTCTCGACACCAGTGGTCAATTTTTTTATTTTGTTTTAATACCCATTCAGTAAATCGAGCTGGATTAATTGCTCGAACGTCTACACAATAACGGCCAAATTTTACAAAAGCTCGGTAGTATGGACTTTCACAAAAATCATCATATGTTTTTAGCTTGGCTGATCCTTGGGTAAGTTCATAAAATTTAATATAGGCATGGAATCCCAGGCGTACGCCTGCTTCGTCTCGTTCCTGGCGGCGACGGCGCGGTTCGCAACTATGCACCGCAAGACTAGACTCCTTAATAAAGTCCTTTCGACAATACTGACAAGTATACTTCATTTCTTAACTTCTTGTCCCAGTTGCTTAAGGTATGCATCTATGTCTTTTTTAGTATTAATTTTAGACATTAACTCCACTTCGTCATCTTTTAGATGCGGAAATAACTCAGCAATTTGTTTTCGAATTCCACTTGCACCAGCTTCTTTTTTCTTGGGCGCAATCCACTGATGTCGTTGTGTTCCTAAACCTGGACTCACTGCTGTAGCGCATAACCATTGTAGTCGAGGATGACGATTGATATCAAAGAAATGTTTGTTGACATAGTGATTACTACTTTGTAGATAGTAGTTTTGCAATTCTGCACTACCTTGTATGCTTGATCCCCAACGTATCATAAGATAATTACTGAATTTTTTACGTTCTTCATCTGTGAGGCTATCGTAAAACTGTCTGTTCTTACGATCAAATTGAGTCATTTCATTTTGTATTGAAAGTTTATCCACTACCAAGCCTGATTATAGTTTACCACTTCGCAGTTACGACTGATATCTTTGACAAAATAAACACAGTCAGGTTTTTCACTTGTGCCTAAAGGCACACATAACATTTGACCATTTTTTAACTTAGGAGCATACCATGTGACTTCTTGATACACATCAATAATTTCAATGTCTAAAAAACTAGGACGAAAGCTACTCAACGGATTAAATTGGAATGCTTTAAATCCGCGATCGTTGATACTGGTCAATGGCAGGACTTCTAAGTCGCCTAGATCTGGTTCTCCAATCAAGATTTGCCAATCCACTGGCATACGAACTCTGTGCTCGCCAATACGTAGAACCAAGGCAGGTGCTGTAAAACTTTCTAAAAAAATTAGTGGAATGTAATGATAGTCTGGGTCCTTAGGATCACTATTATCAAAAATAGCGAATCGCATGTCATCTACTTCTTCTGGAAGATGATCTAGGTCAAATGGTGTGTTGTCTAATGTAAGTATACGCATAAGTTTATTATAACATATTTTTTCTGTGTTGCAACCTTTATTTCCACTCTAATTTTTCTTGTGTAAATGGATAGTTGGCTTCGCGATAAAACTGTTTTCGTTTGGTTAGGTGTCTTTTGGCAAATTTGCAGGTGCTGGTGATGTCCCAGATTTGCACATGGTCTTTGTCTTCAGCTTTTCGTATTCCTCGTCCGATTGATTGTATGACCCGGACAAAACTCTTACCAGGCTCCATAAGAACCAGGTTAAAAATCCTAGGCAAATTAATACCAACAGCAGCAACACCGTAGGTAGCAACAATGATCTTCCCAGTGCTAGTTGCCACTTCGTCATATTCATCTTGTCGATCCTTTGCTTTGGTTGCACCACTGACAAACACCGCTTGGTCACCCAGTAATTCTACCAAGGCATGACCTGCGGCCACACGATCTACTAGCACCAAGGTATTACCCGTGGCATTGACCTGTGCTATTAATCGTGCTATTGTTTTAAGTCTGTCTGGCTCTTCTAATAGGAACTTTAATTCACTTTGATAGTTGCTAAACTCTGCATGGTCAACTAGTTGTACCACATTCACATGACATTGAGCCAACACCCCGCGGTCCTGTAGTTCGCTAGCACTAAGTTGATTGATTACTGGGCCAAGACTACACCGCAATGCTTGCGATTCAAATGGTTCTTTTGGTATAGTTCCTGTGAGTCCCCAACGCAAAGGAACCCGACTCATAACACCTGTGAGCAGGCTCTTTAAGGCATCGGCTTTGGCCATGTGTACTTCATCAACAATAACGCAAACTACATCTTCTAGGAACTCACCAATGGTAACATCGCCTACTGAATTTTTGGTATTCTTGAGCAGAACATTTAAACTCTGCCAAGTGCAAATAGTATGTTGGCGACCCCACTCCTTACGATCACCAAAGTAAACACCCACATCTTGTTGCATGTTAACATAGTCTTTTTCTGTTTGCGTTACTAGACTCTTGTTGGGAACAATAACAATGGTTCTACCATAGGGTGCTACAGCGTTACTCAGCGCAGCTGTAATAACAGTCTTGCCTGCGCCTGTGGCAATCTCCTGAATGCATTGTGGATTCTCAAGGAAGTTATTAATAATTTCAACTTGATAGTCACGCAACTCCATCGGTTGGCCTTCCATTGGATGTCCTTTAGGCCAGGCTATGTGACTAAATGTTTGTTCGGTTACTTTTTCAAAGGTAAAATTAACTGAATAGTCTCGCTGATCATCGAGCTCTATATCATAGTTGAACTTTTCCAGGATAGGAATAATCTCTGGTAGCAAGTTTACATAAGTGCTACCGCCTAGTTGGAAGTAACTTACTTTACCATCCCAACGTCCAAGTCTGACTGCTGGCAAATAACGAGCGCCGGGCACATCATACTTAAATGCCGTCACCAACGCACGACGAGCATCGAGCTCTAAACCTTCGATCTTAATGTTTACTTCGTCTTTGATTATAATTGTAGCTGTTCGCATATGGATAGTGTAACATACTTAGCCAAATAAAGTCAAAAAAACAGGCACCTAAGTGCCTGTCAAAAATGGGTAGTTTGCACTACCCAGGAGCTACCGTTTACTTACCGGGTAATTTACCCAATTAAGAATTTTTCATACAAGTTGTACTAGCCAATGCCTTCCAATTATCACTGGATACTTTGGTCAAGTCTGCAATCTTGAGTGCCATACGCAGGCTCATTTCACGCAGGCGACTTTGATTTGTTTCCATAAAGTTGATAACTTCATCACCTTGTTCTTGTGTAAAATCGTAGTCTGCAAACAACTCACCTTTTTTGTAGATTTGTTTGATACGCAAGAAACGATCACGCATGGTGTTTAACGTAAGATCTAAAAAGTGGCAACGACTTTGTAGTGCTTCTAAGTGGTCTTGCAACTTCTTGCTCTTGAGATTTTGGAACTGCAAGTTGGTAATAAAGATGCATGAACCTTTGAAGTCAAACATGTCTGGAACGCCTTCACGACGCAACATGGCACTATCACTATTCCAGTAGATTCTACGTTTCTTACCAGAGTCTAATGCGGCCTTGAGAATGTTCAATGATAAGTCATCCTGGAACACTGAGTCACAATCGTCAAACACCAGGACATTATTCTTGTCAGAATGTTTGTATAGAGTGCAGTAAAGACCAATTGGAGTCATGGCACCTTTGATCACTTCATACTTGACCCTACGACCACTTAACTTGTCAAACAGTCCAGAATGCTCCAACTGTTTTTCTACACCATAACTCTTGCCAACACCAGGAGGGCCAACTACAATCATAGCACGAACATCTCCGGCGATTGTGGCCTTGGTCATTTGATCGAGGATGTCAAAGCGTTCGCCAATACGGGCCATAACTTCTTCGTCGGTTTCCACTGGTGCCTTGTTATGCACATGCACCTGCGGATGAGCAATAGGTGCCACAAACTCACCAACCGGTGTTGATTCTGCGGTGAATTCTACATCTTCAATCGTGTTTACGTTGACACGAACTACTTCTGGTAAGTCTGGGCCAAAAAAGCCATCTGATTTCACAGTCACATAGCCTCCTTTGGCTCCTGTTTGATAACCTTTAACCAAGTTAAAAGTCACATTGTTTACGGGTTGATTACGGTATGTTCCGTTTTTAATAATTACTGTACTCAAGGTTAGCTCCTTAATTTATTGTTGATAATACTATTATACGGTATTGGGTATTTCTGGTCAACCGGCTTATTTGCGGTAAATTTCACGGACCATATCAGCACCCTTGTTATAGCCTTGATAACGACCAAAACAATAGCCTAAAAACCCGCCATATACTAGGGCCACTAAAACGATGATAATTGTGTTTGATTCCATTTAAAACTCCTTATTTGTTATTATACTACTATTATAACAAAAAGGTCTTTTATGGTCAACCATAAAAAAAGCCCTATAAATTAGGGCTTTTTAGTATGTTAGAATATACTAACATATGCAAAGCCAGCAGCTACAGTTAGATC